ATTCTTGTTATGTCAATTGTTAACGGTATTTCTTCTGTGATTGCACCTCTTAGTGAGAATTTTTGAGGCGTTACAGAACCATTTACTGCCATTTCTGTAGTTCTATAAGCAACATAATCATCAATTTGATAAGCAAAGTCTATAGGTCTATCTAATGATATAACCAAGCTTGTTATGTCTGTAATCTCGCCTACATAATATCTATTTCCCAATACGTTTACTATGCTTATATACTGTCCTACAACCATCCCAGTTGCACTATCTACTGTTATAGTCCAATCGTCAACCGCTGTGACTGCTGTTAATTGCTTTTCTCCTACTATCTGACTGAATTTTACAATGACACCTGGAGTTGTTTGGTCTTGCAGATTCACGTCTAAACTTCCGTTTGCTCCGCTACCGTGTACATGCATTTCACTACCTCCTATCAAAAAGGCAACCACAAATTAATGCAGTTGCCTTTGGCTGGGCTACTCTTTAGGCAATAATGCCTTTAGTTTCTTTATTCCTAGCTGTGGATGGTATTTGATTCCGAGTGCGTCAAGTTGCGATCTTACCGCTTCTTTATCGTCTACCTCTACAACTTCCGTATAGCCATGTACCTTAAGTGCTTCGGCTACTTCGGGTGCTACTTCAACGATTCGTTCACCGTTTGTTACTTTCATTGATTAACCTCCTATGCTGCTTTACTTCTATAGGTAGATGTTAACTTTTGTGCAAATGAGAATGCGTCATAGATATAACGTCCTTCAATCAATGCGCCTGAGATTCCAGGTGGGTTCTCATGTGTAAACATCTCTTCGAGTTGACGTGGGTTAACGTTTGCTTTAGGGTGTGTCAAGATAAAGTTAGTGTTAGCAGGGAAATAGCTAGCAGGCACTTTGATTATCTTGGCTCCGTCTGCTTCACCTACAAGACCTTTGATTGTGATTTTCTGTGCCATATCACTTGGTTGGATGAATTGATCGTCAAGCTTAAGGAACTTATAGAACGTTGGTGTTGCGAAACATACACGTCCTTGTGCTGGTGTCTTAGCTTCGTCAAGTGCTACACCTGCGTCAAGCAATGACTCATAAGCGTTTGCTGCTGTAACAACGTCTACGATATCTTGTGAAGCTGCTACTGCTGTAGCTGTAAGTACTGTAAGGTTACGTGCGTCAATTTCAGGAATTATTTGTTCATCCATTTGAATCTTCATGTATGCGCCAGTAGTTCTTACAAGGTTTGATTGCAAGTAGTTACCTTTGTCAATTACACTTGAGAATGCACGGTCTTTTGTTAATGTGTAAGTCGCCACTGTATCAGCTACTTCGGTTGGTGTACCGTATCTACTAGTTCCTGTTCTTGTGTAATTTCCTAATGCTTGAGATACAAGTGTATAAGCTTTAACTATGTTTGAACCTGTAAAGTCAAACTTTCCTGCGAATCCACATTTAGTTAATGAACCGAGTGCAAATACTTGGTCTAATGCCTTTTGATATTTCGTTGCTAAATTTACAGCCATGATTTTTCTCCTTAGTCAGAGAATAAACCTTGCAAGAAGTCATCATTATGGTCTGAATCAGTTCCCCCCACAGTTTTAACAACCGCTTTAGACTTAGTCTTGGCGTTCTGCTTCTTAACACCTAACTGCTTTTCTAAGTCCTTTACTTGCGTTTGTAGGGATTCTATCTCACTGTCTTTAGCTTTGATAGACTCGCTATTGGTATCGGCTTCATATGCGCTTGTCATATCTTCACCTTTAGCTATAGCGTCCATTACACCATCAGGTAGTTTGCTAACATCCACATCAGGATATTTAGCGTTGAACCTATCTACCATCTTGGCTTGCAAGTCTTTATGGGTTCTATTATATTCAGATTTAACGTCATCAACGTTTCTCGATTCTTCTTTAGCTTTATTCTCAAAAAATTGTTGTTGTAGGGTTTCAATTAATTTTGGTGTGTCCATATCAAACATCTTAGCTAAATCAGCAAATTGTTCATTCTGCTCATTAATTGCTATCTGTTTATCTTGGTAACGATCATAGTTCATACCCTTCTCAATGAAGTTTTTAAGTTCATCACGTGGTATATCTTTTAATTGCTTTACGTCTTTAAGGAACTTAACCTCGAAATCTTCTAGTATTGCTTCTTCTTCCACTTCCTTGACTTCGGTTTCAATTTCCTTTTCGGTTTCTTCCTTTACTTCTTCAACCTCTTCCTTTACTTCCTCGAAAGATTCTGTTTCGTCGTTATACCCTTCAGGTAGGATATAATCAAGTTCCTCTACTGCGTCAACTTCTGCAACTTCGCTTGGCATAGCTAATTCTTCCATTGTTGTTCCTCCTTCTGCTCTATGGCTGGAGCATATAAAAAACGTCACTACAATTAAGTAATGACGTTCAATGACGTTCTAATGTTCAATTGGTGCTACTGTTTTAAACTGTGTTACTGTCCCACATCTAGGACACTTAATTTCTATTACACTACCAAGTACTAGTTCACCTTTCCCCAGTAGTTTAGTGCAACTAATCTTGGAACATCTAAGTTCTCTTAGGTTAATTTCTTCCATCTGCACCTCTATTCTATCATTTTGTCGAACATTAAGCAACTATTTATATATAACGTTCGGGTTTACACCTAGTTTACCTTGACTTTTTTCTCTTTCATGGACTTCTTAGGCTTCTTTAGATTGTTACCTCCGAACTCTATACACTTTGGATTTCTACAAGTGGTTTCTATTTGTGAATAAACATCAGTACTACCTGCTTCGCTTGTTAATGCGTTGTTAATGATAATCATATCATGGTTACATGCTTGACACTTCATCTATTCGCCCCCTCTAGCTTCTTGGAATATCCTCTGTTGTTCTTCAGGTGGTAAGGCAAGGAATTGCTGTTGCTCATCAGGTGTGAGAGTTTGAAGGAACTGCTCTTCTTCTGTCGCTCCTGCCTCTTTAGCTTCTTGCTCTTCTTCCATTTTCTTCTTGATATCATTGATCAACTCCTGTCTGTCAGGTATAAACTCATCACTTCCATGCTCTAGGTAAGTCAAGAAGTCTATATATTGACCTGCGAGAAGGTTATCAAGTGTATCTTTAAGCGCTAGTGCTGACCAGTAAGTTGATGGACCTACATTGATTTTAACTGCTTTGTACATATCTTGAAGCTTGTCAAAGTCAAACTCTACTATCTCTGATTCTCCTTCATCATTAGGCATTACAACAGGTCGTTTACCGTACATATGACTAACCATATCTAAGTATATTCTTCCGATATCCTCTTGCCAGTTATACATGTTAGACTTCGGATTCTCTAGCGGAATACCTGCTTGCTTGCTTGCTATGGATATTGAAGCACCTGAGGCTTGTTCAGGGTTGACATTACCTAGTAAAGCGTCATTTGCTCCTGCTGCGTCCCTCATGAACTGCTGTGCTAAGTCTATCATCTGAATAACTTGTGGTGCCATCTGTCCAGGTGCTATGTAGGTTGCTACATCACTCAATCGTTGTTGAGGTAATAAGTCTGCTCCTATTTGTCCACCGACTCTATTAGTGAAGCCCCCTATAGCTTTCTTATCGTACACAAGTTTAGGGAATGAGTTAAGTATAGTATTATGCATTGCTGTTGCAAATCCCCTATTGATGAATATTTGTGTAGGTAACATTGCTGTTACAAATGACATACCGTGATATGTGTTCCTTTGTAGTTCCCAGTTCCCATGGGCTACAGGGTATAACTCAATCTCCATATCAATATCTTTATAGATGTATGCGTTCTCTGTTGACTTCGTAGCATGAACAGTTTTCTTGTCACTGTCTTTGGCTTTCTTCTTTACGTACGTAATGATATAGGTGGCTTTCTCTGAATCTTCGCCTTCCATTTCTATTTGCCCGTACTTACTTGCTTGCTGTTCGTAATCGCTATCGCCTTTGATTTCGTCCTCGTACTCCATAGCGTCCTCTTGAGACTTGGCCACTGCTTCGGCTTCTTCCTTAAGGCTCTTGATTGTGTCACGTCCTACGATCTGTATTCTATCTTGTGATTGTGTGTCTCTACTGTTAGGATTAGCAACGTAATAGTTATTAGGGTCTACAAGGTCGAACTCTATCTGTCCCTCTACATCACTATAAGCACCATTGTAAGGCTTTGACATGTCCATTCTTAGGTGTCCTACGTAATCACCTGTGACTGCACCATCATACAATGCGTTCTTGGT